AGCCCAAATGCCTCAGAACGGATATAGCGCTGAGCTAAAGGCAAAGAACGATAAAAACTCTGCAATTAAAGTCAGCTATCCTAAAGATTTTTTTAAGACACCTGAGTTTGGCGGCAAAGGCGTTGGCTTTGGTACTGCGGCCGAAGATGCGTTCCTTAGCAAATTTAGAAAAGAACTTGAAGAAACGTTGAAAAAAGAAAATCAGCCTGCAATTAAAATGAGAGTAGGCGGAAGATTAGTGATGGTATCAGGAATCGAAAGTACACCTGGCACCCCAAAATCAGACTTCCATTTGTTAGGTCCTAAAGGGGAAGAAGTTGCGTGGCTATCACATAAAGCTGGTTCAAAGCCAACTGATTTTCAGCAATACGGTGGTCTAAGCGCTTCCGTGTTTAAAAGCAATAAAGAAGTGAAAGCTTTTATGAAGGCTACAATTGCAAAATTTCCTAAAGGCTTAGACAGGGCCCAAGCCGTTTATAGGCCAGTATTAGATAACACCGTTATCCAACAATCAGTTTGGGGAGTAGATTGGAAAATTGGTGGTAAACGTGGTCGAGATAATGTCGATGAATTTCATCAAGGTCTTATGAAGTTAGTAAAAAAGAATAATATATATGCTATAAATTCGCACCACCAAGGTAAAAATAGTGATAAGTTAGATGGCAACGGATACGAAGCTATATACTATGCACGATTTACTACTGACCGCGGAGCTAATGTAGCTGGTGAGTTTCTACCTAGAGCCCGAGTAGGTGTATTTCCTCGAGCAAAAGCTGGTAATACAGCCGAAAAAATTTAAATGCAAAACTTTAAAATATTTTTATCAGAACAAAAGAATACCCACATGCGACACATCGAGGACAAAGTCCTTTATGGTGGTGTAAAAGGTACTCGCGAGGCAATTGTTGCGCTTCGTTCTCTGAGAGATATGCTTGCAGGTACACACGAAGGTAAAGTTTCTGTGAAATGGGATGGTGCTCCAGCTATCTTTGTTGGCACAGACCCAAGTGATGGTAAATTCTTTGTTGCCAAGAAAGGCATCTTTAATAAGAATCCTAAAGTGTATAAGACACCAGCTGATGTTGATGCTGATACTAGTGGTGACTTGGCAGAAAAACTCAAGGCAGCATTAAAACATTTACCAGCGCTTGGTATTAAGGGTATTATTCAAGGTGATTTTCTTTTCTCAAAAGCAGATGTGAGTACTGAAAAGATTAAAGGCGAGTCGTATGTGACTTTCCACCCTAACACAATTGTGTACGCTGTGCCTGCAAATACTGATGGCGCCAAGGCAGTCAAGGCGGCCGAAATCGGTATCGTTTGGCATACAACATATTCAGGCAATAGCTTTGAAACATTAAAAGCATCATACGGTGTTGATATTACCAAGTTTAAAAAATCAACTAAAGTATGGTCACAAGATGCTATGCTAAAGGATATGACTAATTATACTATGTCAAAATCCGATACTCAAGAAGTGAATACACACTTGAGTGATGCAGGTAAAATATTTAACTCTATTGCAAGTACAACACTTAAACGACTTGAGCAAGATCAAAAATTGGCACAAATGATTGAAACATTTAACAACACATTTGTTCGCTCTGGTACTGTGGTAATGGATACTAATAAGCACGTGAATAATCTCATTGCTTATATTCAGAATAAATATCAAAAAGAGATTGATAAAGCAAAGAGCGAAAAGGGTAAGCAATCCCAAGCTTTTAAACTGAAGGAAGTACTTCAATTTTTCTCGGTATCAAACAAGAAAAACTTAAAATTAATGTTTGATTTACAGAAAGTTATTGTTCTTGCAAAACTAAAACTTATAAATATATTAAGCAAACTATCTTCAACGCAAACTTTTCTTAAGACCAAGAATGGTTTTAAAGTAACCGGCCAAGAAGGTTTTGTTGCTATAGATACACTTGGTGGTGATGCAGTGAAGATTGTTGACCGTATGGAATTTTCATACGCCAATTTCTCACAGGATATTCTAAAGGGCTGGGATAGTCCTACTAGATGATATATTATACATGGAATAAACCAATGAGGAACCAATGCTAGATTTCAAACATTTTGTTATCGCCGACTATCGTCCAGGCGAACCAGACATCATTAAGTATAGAGCCCAAAAGAGGCGTCGCATCGGCGAAGCTGTCTCCGAAGAAACTACTGTGCATGTTCCACAAAGATTTAAGCGCGGAGAAGACTCTATTTACGATGCTATCCATAAAGCACACGGCAGTCCAGCAAGGCATAATATAGGCGTTGAGTTTAACAATACCGGTAAGCGTGAAGTTCATGTTGACGGCAAAAAACATTCTAAACTAACTATTGCTCTCAACAAACATCTTGACGGTCTTAAAGAAGAGACCGATGTTGATGAGGCTCTTACAGTACCACAGCGCTTGCAACGTAAGCGACAGATGGTTAAATACAAAGCAAAGATTTCACTTGGTAGAGAAAGAGCCAAGCGCCGCATGGCCTCTAAAGATAAATTAGAGAAAAGGGCTACTAGGCAAGCACGCATGGCAATCTTTAAGAAGCTTACTAAAGATGTTCCAAAGGGCGATTTGACGTATCAGCGTAGAGCTGAAATTGAGAAACGCTTAGAAAAACCTGCAATTAAGCAGCGCATTAAAATGATTGCACGGAAATTGTTTCCACAAGTCCGTAAGAATGAAGTTGAACGAAAGCGCCGAGCATCAAGTAATGATTAATTCGTTTAAGACATATTTAGTTGAAGAAGAAAAAACAGTTTATTTTACCTTTGGTAGAATGAATCCACCTACCATTGGCCATGAGAAACTCCTTAATTCCCTCGCGACTCGAGCTAGCAATAATCCTTATCGTGTTTTCCTATCGCAGTCTCAAGACAAAAATAAAAACCCTCTTTCGTATAAAGACAAAATAAAATTTGTTCGTAAGATGTTTCCTCGTCACGCAAGATCAGTGATGATGAATCCGAAAGTAAAAACATTCCTAGACGCTGCGGGTGCCTTATATAACGAAGGCTTTAAAAACCTAGTTATGGTTGTAGGGTCTGATAGAGTTACCGAATTTGAGACATTGCTCAACAAGTATAATGGTCAGAAAACACGTGGTGTGTTTTTTAACTTTGCTCGTATTAGTGTTATTTCTGCTGGTGATAGAGATCCAGATGGTGATGCTGTAAGTGGTGCATCTGCCACTAAACAAAGACAATTTGCCAAGTCAAACGACTTTACTGGATTTGCCCAAGGTTTACCTAAGGGTATGAACAACCAAGATGCTAAAGGTATTTTTAATGCCGTTAGATCTGGCATGGGTCTTACAGAGACAACAAACTTTAATAATCATATTAAACTCAAGAAGGTTTCTGAGACCAGAGAAAAGTATGTTCAGGGCAATCTATACAACGTCGGTGACCAGGTAAAGATTATTGAAACAAATAAAGTTGGCACAGTTAAACATCTTGGTTCAAATTATGTTATAATAGACCAGGATGGTCAATCTAAAAGAATGTGGTTAGAAGCAGTTAAAAAGATTTTACCCACTGTGACCTTAAAGAATATGATGAACACAAAAACTGATGAAGCAACATCTGCTGCTGATTTGGCCAAAAAAAGAATTGATCAAGAAAAACATAGTGATGCAAAACGCCATGACCGTATGCTTGATAGAGCTCGTTTGAGCGACACAAAAACAATTAATAACACAACCAAAGGCTAAGGAAGTAAAATGCCGTTAAAAGTATCAGATGGAATGAGTGCGTGGATTGATGATTTTAAGAAATCAGATGCTCCACAGTTTAAAGATAAGTCCGACAAAGAAAGACGAGATCAAGCTATTGCGGCATATATGTCTGCAAAGAAAGAAGGCTTAGAAGAAGGCAAACCGGGCCTTTGGACTAATATCCATAATAAGCGCAAGCGTGGTGAGAAACCTAATCCAGCTGGACATCCTGATCGCCCAACAGCACAGGATTTTAAAGATGCATCAAAGAAAGAATCAACGGATGTAGATAAACTTACGCGCATGCGTAAGATGGTCGATAAAGAAAAAACAAAAGTTCCACATAAACCTAAAGACGAATATGACCGTAAAGTTGGTTCGTATCTAAAAAAGAAATATAATAAAGAAGAAGTTGAAGAAGGCGTGCCGGAAGGAACCGGTAGTCTTAAACCTGGTTGGATGCTCAAGAAAGATCCTGAGCTGGCCCAAAAATTAAAAAATAAACTTGATCTAGCCAAGAAGCGTCAAGCAACCTATGGTGATAAAAGCGCCGGTAAATCTGTAAAAGAAGAAGTTGAACTTGGTGAAGAAACCACATTCGAGGTTGAAGTAGAAGGTTTGCCCACGATGTATGTGAAGGCAAAGTCACCGGGTGAGGTTAAAGCCAATCTCCGCAAGATTGTAAAACAACCATCTATGATTACAGGTGTTACTCGTGTCACTGATGCTGATATGAAAAAAATCTTCCGTGATAAAGCACAAGGCCGTGAAGAAGAAGATGTGGTTGAAGCGGTATCGCCAATGATTGCTCCACCTAAAACAAAACAATTTGCAACACAAGATCAGGCCTTTGCTTATAAAAAGCAACACGGCGGAAAGGTGCTTAAGTCTACATTTATCAATCCAAGAACTGGCATTAAAGATGTGTCTTATGTTGTAAAAGAAGAAGCTGAATTTCAACCCCACATGATGTATGATCCGAAAACAGGTAAGGCATATAAAGCCGATAAGGAAGAAGATCATGTTCGTATGAAAAAACTCGGTTATACCCACGTTAAGCCAAAAGAAGTTGGAGAGGGTGTCCAACAAGCTCTTCGTAAGTATGTTCCTGGTTATGCCAAGAAACAACTTGATAAAAAGATGGATGCTCAGAAGTATGCTCCAGGCGACTCTATTAAGAAAACCGTTGATAAAGATGCTAACTTTGCTAGATACAAAAAATTTGCTAATAAATTAAAAGAAGCCGAATGTTGTAATAAGTGCGGTAAGGTGCATGAAGGCAGCTGTGGAAGATGAAATCATTTAAAGCATACACTGAAGAGATGAGCCATAAATTGAACTGGGGTTTACCTACAGCTACGGCTCATGCCAAGAAAATGACACCAGGTCAAACCGAAGCAACTTATCAAGGTAAGAAAGTTGCCTTAAATAAACCGTCAGCTGGCGACGTGGCAAAGTCTAAAGTATATGTTGATGCTGATGGCGATGGTAAAGCCCAAAAGGTAAACTTTGGCGATAAGAATATGACTATTAAAAAGCATATTCCTTCTAACCGTAAATCATTTAGGGCCCGTCATAATTGTGACAATCCAGGGCCGAAAGACAAAGCAAGATACTGGTCTTGTAAAGCTTGGTAATGTTAAAACATATATTTAATAGGAACATCTGATGCAAATGGAAGAACTGCGACTTAGTCGCATCGAACAAAAGATAGATAAACTGTCTGACGCAGTTATTGCTATTGCTCGTACAGAAGAGAAATTGGCCAGCCTTCAAGCTGATCATAATAAGAACTATGATCGTATGAATCGGTTCTCTGAGAAATTGGATAGTATTGAAAACTGTGTACAGGATCAATCTAAGACAGTTTCTGTTATTAATAAAGTATTTTGGATATTTCTAGTATCAGTCGCTGCCGCTTTGGCAACAATGTATATCAACTAAGGATAAAAAAATGGAAAAACAAACTAAAGTCCGCGAGGGTTGGGATGATATGCTCAAAGCCGTACGCGATAAAAATAAACAACAACCAAACGGTGGTGCCGGTAAAAAGCAAGGTTCTGCCTATGGCGGGAGCAAGCAAAAGGATGAAAAGCCAATGAAAGAAAAAATGGATCCAGTCGGCAAGGCCGATGCAGATATTGACAATGATGGTGATGTAGATAAGTCAGATAAGTACTTACACAATCGCCGTAAGGCAATTAAAAAATCCATGGGTACTAAAGGCGAAACCGCTACTATGAATCCTAAGATGTCAACAAGTTCTGTCAATGAGTTGTCTCAAAATAAGCGCGCGACAGTTATGGTTGTCAAACCAGGTAAAGATGCACAAGGCAAGTCGCATCCAGTAATGCGGGTGCCTAGGGAAAAACAAAGAGAATATCTTGCTAGAGGCTATGTGCTTGCAGAATCTAAAATCAGAGAATCATTGATTTCTGTATTAGAGAAAAAAGATCAACATACTAAAGGTGCTATTGCACAACCTATGGATGATAATCTTTCAGGCGAAGGTGCTAAAAAGATGAAGAAGGATCATGAGCCTGTAGTAAAGCTTGACGTAAAAGATGTTATCCCAGATACACAAAAGGCCGTTGATACTGTAAGTAAAGCTAAGGGTCGTAATGGTGATAATCAACAAGGCGATAAGAAGATTGTTAACCCGGTTGATGATGTTACCAAAAAGGCTGGTTATAAGACAGAAACTTTTATTGATAAGATTTCTGCTCTTTACAAGGAAATGTTAAAATAATAGGAATTAGATATTATGCAAATGTTAAATGAAGCACCACCCAACAACACTAGCCTTGAGCATATGAGTACTCCTCAGCTCATCGCTCTTGCTGAACAATTAGGCATAAACGTTGATACTTGTGCCCCGCATTATGAAATGTTGGCAGAGCTTCAAGAGATGTTGATTTTAACAAAGATGTATGGATGATATATAAGGTTATAACAACATAACTTTATATCATCTATGCTGGTTTTTTCTAAGTTAACTGAAAAAAATTTATTTTTATATGCGGCAAAGCATTATTATAATCCAAAGTTTACGGATGCGGATGAGTTTAATGACGATTTAAATAGATTCAAATATATTAAGCGACTGGTAAATAGGTATTTGCAAGATGGTCAATTACCAGACAGGTTGATAATGAATCACCTTATAGTGGTTTCAAATGTGTTTGGTATTGAGGCAATGCTTGAGGTACTTGGATTTAAATTAGAAAAAAGGCATTGGCCTGTGATCAAGCCATTCCTTATATTTTTAAAGTATATTACAAATGATCAGTATATTGAAATTCAAATGGACAAAGTTGTAATACAAAAATTAAGAGAAGTACATGGGAATCGTTAAAAGAGCAGCAGATTTAGCATACACTATTAGGTTTGTCACCCTGATGTCAACTGCATTTGAAAATATGGATGCTTATAAATTAGGCATTATTGACGCTGAGGGTAAGCGCCTTAAAAGTGAAAAGCTTGATACACCCGAAAAGAAAAATGCATACACACCATTTATTCGATTGGCTGTGAATGTAAAGAGGCTTTTGTCTAATGTGCCAGGCGGTAGTAGCTCATTAGGCAGTTTTGCTGCTGCGCTGTACCTTATTAAAGAAAATTATAAGCTTGAAGATAAACAACTTGACAAAATCGTAGCCAAATTAGGCATTGAATCCCTGGATTTTATACTTGAACGATCTGAGTGGTTTATTACTGATAATGATATGTTAGGCCATGGTGTTTATAGACTTCGAAACGAAAAGATGATTAACTCATCGTATGATGTTGTCTGTAATCAAAAGGATCCAATCCGAGTGAATGAAGATGCTTACCCCGTAGGGCAAGTGTTTGGAATAAATATATACAAAGCTAAGCACTTGGGTACTAACCAAGATATTTTCATCACAGCAAACGAGATTTACAAATGAAAATGGACGAGGAAATGACTACTACGGCCGATGCCGGTATTCCCCAAGATACCAAGAACATGGGCCCAAGAATAAAGTCAACCGTAATGCATGACCGTCGCCGTCGCAAAGATGCTCTACCTGTTTTGCTAAAAAGATTCAGAAAATATATTGAAGATAAAAATATAGGTTAATTATGTTTTTTGCCATTGGACCAATCATTAAAGCAGTCTCGACTCTAATCGTGGTATTAGTAGTTGCTGGCGGTTTATATTATATTTCTGATTTAAAGTCAGCGCTTGTTGTATCGCAAATGAATGAGGAAAGGCTGGAAGAAGGCATCAAGGCTCAGAACGAATTACTAGGGTCTATGAAAAAAGATGTTGCTGACATTCAAAAAGCAAATGAAGACCTAAGAAAAGAAAATGAAAAACAAAAGCAAGATGTAGATATACTTGCCCGCAAATTTGATAAAAGGGATTTTGGTGCATTTTCGCTTACTAACGTAGAAAAAGCCCAAGAATTAATTAACCGCGGAGTGCAAAATGCTCTTAGATGCCTGGAACTAGCAACAGGCGCTCCATTGACAGAAGAAGAAAAGAATGCACCCACTCCTATTGAGGCCAACCGTGAATGCCCTTCGCTTATCAATCCTAATTTTAGTTCCCTTACTAATTAGTGGCTGTGCTTCTTGGATGTTTGGCGATGTGCCAAATGTAAAAGAGGTTCAAATACAAACAAAGGCCGTAGAGAGGGCACCGCTCAATTTAACAGAGCCAGTGCCCCTTAATGCTCGTGGATTTAAATTTATTGTTATTACACGAGACAACGTAGACGCTGTGTTTACCGCCTTAGAGCGGCAAGGCACCGATCCTGTAGTATTTGCATTGACAGATGATGGTTACACTCAACTATCATTGACGATCGCAGAGATTCGAATACTACTTGTAACTCAAAAAGCCATCATCGGCAAATATAAAGACTATTACGAACCGTCTGAAACGGCAAAATAATTTAGTCTAATTTATCAAAATAGCGGTGTACAAGATCGCTATTTTGATATATAATAACACTTCAGCATAAAACCAACACAGGTGCCTGCAACGGGCACAGAGAGAGATACCGCATGGCAATTCATATATCAAGAGATAGAGACGACTTATTAACAGACTACGCTATCAGCATGTTAAAAGATTTTTACATGCGTGACTATGAAAAATCACCACAAGAAGCATATGCAAGAGCAGCAAAAGCCTGGTCCACTTATAAAGGAACCATGGATGAAGCACTTGCAGCCCGTTTGTATGAATACGTTAGCAAAAAATGGTTTATGTTTGCTAGCCCGGTTCTTTCCAATGCGCCTGATGGTGTGAAGAAGGACAAAGGTTTACCTATCTCTTGCTTTTTGACCTATGTGCCAGATTCGCTTGAAGGTCTTATTTCGCACTCATCCGAATTGCGTTGGCTTTCAGTATTCGGTGGCGGAGTCGGTGGCCACTGGTCAGACGTACGTACAGTGACTGATAAAGCCCCTGGACCTATGCCATTTCTGCACACTGTTGATGCTGATATGATCGCTTACCGCCAGGGCAAGACACGCAAGGGATCATACGCGGCTTACATGGATGTATCGCATCCCGACATCGCAGAGTTCTTGAGCATGCGTATACCCACGGGTGACGTGCAGCGTAAGGCCTTAAACTTACATAATGCTATTAACATCACTGATTCTTTCATGGATGCCGTTATGAAAAACGAGCAGTGGGACCTAAAGGATCCGGCATCAGGCATTGTAAGTGAAACACTGTCCGCACGTAAATTGTGGGAACGTATTATTGAAGTTCGTTTCCGTACAGGTGAGCCTTACCTTAATTTTATCGATCGTGCAAACGAATTCTTGCCACAACCACTCAAAGACAAAGGTCTTAAAATCAATGGTTCAAATCTTTGCTTAGTGGGTGAAACAAAAGTTAATTGTATAATTGATGGAGATGTTAGACCTGATGTAGATCTTGAAGATGCTGTCAAGCTCTTCCAAACAGGCAGTGATGTTAAGGTTTTATCATATAACCTTGAAACAGGTGAGGCATCATATAAAAATGTAACTAATGGCGCATTAATGAATGATTCAGCTGAATTGCTTCGTATCGAGGATGCGGAAACCGGCCAATATATTGAATGCACACCAGAACATAAGGTTTATACAAAAAATAGAGGTTATGTTATGGCTATGGATTTGAATTCAGATGATGAATTAATTTTTTCATAGAAATATTGTGCTAAGTGTATTTCAGAGAATGTTGTTTATATAAATAATATGAAATACACTTAGGATTCAATATGAAATTTATCGTATATAAATTAACATCTCAAACTACTAATAAAATTTACATTGGGTATTCTTCGAAAACATTATCAGAAAGAATTCATAAGCATTATTTAAATGCCAAAGCGGGAGCTGAAACTCATTTGTATAGAGCAATAAGAAAATATGGCATTGATAATTTTACATTTAGTGTAATATGGTCTGGTAGTTGTCAATTGAAAGCAATTGAGATGGAAAAATATTATATCAAAAAGTATGATACATTTGCTGAAGGATATAATATGACAATGGGTGGTGATGGTGGTATTACAATAACCGAATCCAATAGAGGAACTTGGCTGGTAAATAAATCAAAGTCGGTTTCTGGTAAATCAAATCCTAGGTACATTGATGTCAATGATGAGGATATTTTAGAAAAAGCCTATGATTTTTATTTGGAAAATGGTATGTTGGCACTATCAACCTGGTTAAAATTTAGTTCTTTAAATTATGGATTTCCAAGAACATACACTAATTTTAGATTTAAAAATTATGGTGGTTCCCGAAATGGGTTTAAAATTGCAATGAAAAAAATATATGGATTATGTGATGAGGATTTTAAATATAGTAGAACAAATGAACACAAACAAAAATTATCAGAATCTATTAGGAAAATGAATGACATTAAAAATATCTAAAGTAACCGGCACAAAATCGGTTTATGACATAACAGTTCAAGAGAATCATAATTTTTATGCAAATAATATTCTCGTTTCGAATTGTAATGAAATTCATTTACCGACCAGTGCAGATCGCACTGCTGTTTGTTGCCTCTCATCTCTTAACTTGGAGTACTATGAGGATTGGAAAAATACTACCATTGTTGAAGATATCATTACTATGCTCGACAATGTCCTTGAGTATTTTATTGAAAATGCACCAGATGTTATTAGCCGAGCCAAGTATTCAGCTTCACGCGAAAGATCAATTGGTCTAGGCGCAATGGGTTTCCATTCACTATTGCAGAAGCAAGATGTGGCCTGGGAATCTGAATTGGCCCGGGAGATTAACAATGTTGTGTTTAAACACATTAATGAGAAGGCTGTGGCACACACTAAACGATTGGCCGTGGAGAGGGGTGAATACCTCGACGGTATCGGTTCTGGCCGCCGGAATAGCCACTTACTTGCGATTGCTCCTAATGCTTCTAGTGGTGTTATCCTTGCTACAAGTCCTTCCATTGAGCCTTTAAAGGCCAACGCATATACACATCGTACTCGCGCTGGTTCATTCTTGGTTAAAAATGTTTACCTTCAAGAAGTGCTGACTCGGCATGGTATTAACAATGAATCGACTTGGACATCTATTATTACCAATCGTGGTTCTGTGCAACACTTGCCAAACTTAACTGAGGGTGAGAAAGCTATCTTTAAGACTGCACAAGAGTTGGATCAAACTTGGGTTGTTCAACACGCAGTTGACCGACAAAAATATATTTGCCAAGGACAATCTGTTAACTTGTTCTTCCCATCTGGTGTTGAAAAATCATATGTGAACAAGGTACATATTAAAGCTTGGAAAGAAGGATTAAAGGGTTTATATTACCTACGTACAGAGTCAAAAGCTCGTGCAGAAAACGTATCCGAAAAAGTGGAACGTGTTGCACTACAAGATGACAAACGTTCAATTGTTTACGGCAAAAGCAATTGCCCATGGTGTGCTCGAGCAAAAGAAGAGTTAGAACTTCGCAGTATACCGTTTGATTATATTGACTTAA